AATGCCCGAATTTCGTCGCGTGCAGCACGAGTCTCATCCACGCCAGCTTGGAGCGATGCGGCCTCAATGTTAGAGGCTTTTTTAGCTGCGCTGCCCTTTATTAAAGAGCCGCCAACGCTCACAGCAGCGGTAACACCAGTTACTGGATCAAGCATCAGACATTTCCTTCATATATTCCTCAAGGCTTTCGCCATAAAGCTTTAGCACAACGTGACCTATTTCCATTGCGGCTTGTGTGCCGTGAACCAACTGCACTGTAGCAAGCACAATATCATAATATCCAGCACGCCAAACAAAGCTAGTGGCGCACGCATTTCCAGATAGCTCAACGGTGTCAGATGCTTTCCACTTTAGAATCGCTGTGCTGACCAAGGGGAGCAATACAAGCGTGTGGGCTTGATAGAACGGATTAGACGGCAATCCCACCAATGCGGCCCAGATAGCCATGTCAGCATCGTCGCGGTCTATCTTGTCGCCATCAACAATGTCATCAAAGAGCTGAACAACTTGCCATAGGTCAATAAGCCATTCAACGGCATCTTCGGGCAAAGCTAATGCTTCCACAAAATTCCGACGCAACCAGTATTCAGGCGTTCCGCTTTTAAACATAGTAAGCTTTCTACTACTGAGCCACAGGCTGCTCTTAAAAGCTCTGTGGCAAAACCATATCACAATCAATCGTCAAATTCAAACTCTCGTTCTTCTTGGGCTTGGCACGAACGAAGATCATGGCAAATGAAGTCGAACTTATGGCAGTAACCACGGAAACCAGCGTCAACGTCCCACTCGTTAAATGGAATCTTTTCCATCTTAGCTTGGGTCATGGTGCTGTTGTCGTAATACTCACAGTTAGAACATCTGCGACGACGAGCTTCTGTTTCATCACAACGAAACGCATCAGCTAATGCTTGCCAATATTCAGGATTAGCACCACGCTCGTTGCTTGGGTTTTCAGGGCCATGCATCCAATCTTCGATCACGACTTTCGTGTTCTTCTTGTTCTCAGCAGTGGTAATGAATGGTTCGCTTTCGCGTATACCAGCAAAACCTTCAATTATCATCATTGGCTTTTTCATTACGATATTTCCCGTCCAGATGCGCGGATGTTGATGGCTGTAGCTGTCCCAGCAATCGTGGAAATAAATCCGCCTGTAATAATTACCTGACCGACTAACTCAGGAAACGTATAGGTTTCCGATGGCTGAAGCGTCTTGGTCTTGACGATAAGGTTGTCATTTCCTGCGCTGCCAGATGCCGCCACCAGGTTTACGCTAATCGTCGCAGCCGTTGCGGTGTAATTCGTAGCAGTAAACTTGTCGATGATAGCAGTAACGTTTGTCGCAGTATATTGCGCTGTCTGCGTATTCTCAGCAGTCTTTGCTGGAATCAGAACTTTAGTTGAAACAGCCATATCAAGTCTCCATAGAACTTATATTGTCAGTCACAGTTAAGATGATTGACGGAACGGAAGGATGTACGGCAGATGCCGGATCAGCCAATAAAATAACAGATATATCGTCAACTTCCCACATTAATTCAATGTAGTCGCCAGAGTTTAATTCAATGATATAATTCCACCCTACAACTAATTCAGCGTTATTACCCTGTATGCGTATTTGTCCAGAGCTGTCAGGAACGTTAACACCGTTCTTGCGTAACCATATCCATACCAATCCAACACCTCCAGCAGTCTTATCTACTTGAGCCGAAAACTGTACATTGTAAACATTGGGTCGATCTATATAAATGCGCGAAGTCGGACTACCTCTAGTCACACCAAATGATAAATCTGTTGTGTTAAAAGTCATTGGATACGCCGTGTTAATAACGGCTGCTGTCTGCGTTGTCGTATCGTAGAAAGAACCGTAGCGAGGTGTGCGATGCTGCTTAGGTGGTGGCATCTGCTGAAGCGCCGTTATCTGCTCTTGCAGTGCTGCAATTTGTTCTTGTGATGCCGCTGGTGGCCCTCTGTCTAAAGAGTCCAGAAGCCTTTGAATGCTGTCATTTGCTTCATTCGCACTGGCATTAGCGGTGCCAGCCTCAATATTAATCTCATCCAGAGTAACGCTGGAGATTGTATCAACGGTAGCAAATAGATTTTCGAATTGCTTAATCTGCTCGAAGTCCTGAAGGAACGAGGCAAACTGATCTCGTGTCAGACTTAATTTTCTTGGAGTTACAGCCATCAGTAAGCCAACGGCTCTATTGCCGCCTCTAGCCTAGCAAACGACATATGGGCGTCTGATGTGCCTTGGAAGCGTTGAACGCGCCAGTTACGCATCCATCCTTGGTGGAACCATACAAGCCGCTTTGCACGCTCTCCCGTCTTACCCGCCTTGATAAACTTCTGCTGGCTCCAGTTCTGCCCATCAGTCGAGTAGCTGGTGTTAATGGTTGGGTCTAAGCCGAACGCAACCGAGCCTGTTAGAGAAACCAGTTCAAGGTTCTGCAATATCGCGCCGCGACCATCATTGTATATAATGGTCGTGCCAAACTCCCAACGCACCTTTTCTCCCCAATGCGTTGATATATCCTTTACTAGATACCCAATGTCATTGCTGGTAGGGTCGCCTAGCAACCACTTGTCATAGCACCACACGAAGTTACGAGCGCGATATACGGCAAAGTCAACAAGGCTGCTTGTCAACGTGAACCACACAGGCTGGCCTAGTTCTTGCGATGCCGCTGCGTCAAATACAATCGTGCGATCTGGAAGATGGATATATAGAAGCTCGTGCGCTCTATCGTTCCGTGCCTCTAGCTTTACAGTCGCTAACTGCGCTTCAGTGAATGTAGCCAGCAGTTCGTCAATCTCTTGCGTGCTGACCTTATTTGCGGTTGCGTTTGCGGCAAGATAAATAGATGGCGCTTCGTTAAAGCCACTACCAAGGAATGCGATGTTCTCAAGGAATACGCAGCAAGCGTGTGTGCCGACCACGCCCTTTTCGACTTGAGCGCCTTCGATACGTTGAAACGGGAATAGGTCTCCACCACGGTTGTCAAACACTTCTATGGTGTGACGGTTGAGCGCATAGACTTCATTGCGTAGCTTTAACAGGGCAACCACTGGATCAGGGTCAGCTTCTGACGAACCATATTTCAGTGGGTTTACTGCGAACGGATTGTTAAGTTCTGTAACCACTAGAAACTCACCATCAGTGGTCATCCAGTAGCCATCCACCCACACTGTATCAAGAACTATGCCAAGATCAGGGTCGGTGTTCTGAGCGAGAACTCCTGTTGCTATATCCCACAGGAATAGATTGTTGTTCGACGCAATGCCGATATATTCAAAGCTATAGTCTAGCGTAACGTAATTGCCATCATTGCCGACATCGCCTAAGATCGTCACAGCGCCATTACTGGCAACTGATACGAACTTAGAACCCATGACGCGATAGCATACGTTATTATAGTTTATGCCACCACGATCAATGCCAGGGCCAGTGCCGTTGCCAACAATGCCTTCAGCGGGTCGTAAGAATCCATTACTGATTCCATTCGTTTTTGGCACAGGAACAAAGTTCACAGGATAGGACGTTCTAAAGTCTGGCCCGTTGTCTGTAAATATGCCACTCAAGATTGGAATCTGCGTCATGGATATACTCTATTAAAGCAGAATGTAGCCGCCATCTTCAAGAAGCAGGAAGTCGCCATTCTCTTGAAGAAGCGCACCAGGAACGGGGCCACCGCCTGTGTTAAAGTAACGCAGACGAGTCCGAAGGCGCGTCAGCAGAAACATTAGAAGCCCTCTCCAGGAAGAATGTGGAGCGAACCACCGCCAGCAGGGGCAATGTATGCGATCCGATCATAATCCAAGAACTTGCTAATGCTTACCTGACCGTTTGGCGGAACCAGATAGTCAGCACTCGTTGCAGCTAGGCCAGCGCCCGTGCCGATGCGAACAAAACACTCAACCGAATTACGGCTGGTGATGCACAGAGATGTCACGTTCTTACCAAGAACGGAGTTCGCACTAGCAACGCCAGGAGTTACAGAAATACCTTGTCCGTAAGCTGGTGCAAATGTTCTAATATCATCCATAATTTAATTCCTTTACCACTTAACTTTGTCGGCCCAGAATGCCGCGCTCATTTTACCTTTAGCTATATTCTTTGCGTGCCTAGACTTAAACGATGCGCGGCGCTTCTTATCGGATTCGCTTTCGCCTTTGCTGGCGGGTGAACCCATTACGCCTTGCTGCCCGAAGCGGATTGTCTTAACCTTATCACCTTCTTTAGCTACAACAACGTGCGACTTCTTCGGATGCGATGGTGTGCGCTTGGGCTTATTATACCCAGCGACACCAGCACGAGTAAGGCGCAAATCCTTTTTCACTGAGGCGTCTTACTTCTTTTTCTTCTTTGCTTTGGTCATCATCATTGACTTGCCAGATTTAGCAGGGGCTTTCTTTGCCATTGCCATACCCTTTTCGCCGTAGCTATAACCTTTTCCACCGCTCATTTTCATTTCAATTCTCCATCAACTAAGTTTGATTTATCCCACTCTCCACACAGTGCCATCGCTGTATACGGGAACAAAGTTAGCACCCGCGCCAGCAACAGTAGCAGCAAATGTCGTGGTGCTTCCATCAGTAATAAAAGCCCGTGCGCCAGTGTTACCAACAGGGTTGATAAGCTGGGCAAAGGTTGATGGCGTTGTCTGAACCGAATTACAAACAACAGCGTCAAAGTTTTCCTCAACATATTCAATAAGGGTTGTGACAGAGCAACGACGAGCATCGCCTTGGTTGGTTACGAATAATGGTAACTGATCTCCGCCAGAGACCTGTGTTACGGTTGGTAGCTGATTAATGGTAGGCATGGTTTAACTCCAATCAAGGGGGCCATCAGGCCCAGCATTTACAGAATCATAAGGAATCCGCACATAAGGATTATCCCACCGCCAAGGCTTGTTGCCCTGACCTAATGGCATTGTTGATGGAAGCTGTTGTTCAAGCGGGAATGTAGCGCGTTGCAGCAATACATTGTAAGCGCCCTTAGCTGATACCTTAGTGTCAGTCGATACAGTCTTACCATAGCCAGGAGCAATCCGAATGGCTAGGTTGGTGATGATAGCTTCCCATGCGCTGTCAGGCACATTGGTCTCTGTATCTAGGTCGCTGTCTTGTGGGCTGCTTGGCATTGCGTATGCAAGGCGTATGCCAGCAGCGTTCCATTCAGCCATCATAGAATCTAAACGGCGCAAAGCGGCCTCTAGCTGTTCAGGCTGAAGGTCAAAGACGTAATCTGCCAAGCCTATTTCTTCAAAGGCTGACGTTACGAACTGGCGCTTTGTATATCCCATAATTATTTTCCAGTTCCAGAATGAGTCATGAGATAATCCGACACAGCAGAAACGCCTTGTGGTTGTGGTCTTTGTTGCTTACCAATTTGCGGCACATATCCAATTTGATCCCAATATTTTTTATATAGTTTTGTAAAATTATCAGCCATTTCTGGTGTTTCAAACTTAATAAAATCACGGCGCTTTAAAGCTTCATCAAAGGCAGCGTCACCATAGTCTTGCAGCTCACCACTTTCATTTAACATCACGCGAGGATAGGCATAAGCCTTTCCGTCTGCTGTTTTATATTCCATCTTGTGCGTCATCACCTGCTTTTGTTTTGGATCTTCAGTGTCGGTTGTAACTGGTGCATTAAATGGAAATAGAATACGTTTTACAAATGGCTTTGCGCTGTTATCACGCAAAACACGTTCAATTCCAGATTGCCTGTATAGCTCATCTTCAAACTCTGAAATTGTTCTATCAGGATTCATATCTCTTGTAGACATGCTATACTTCCAATGCTGACGTTATGCGATCTGACAGCGTTATATCAGAAGTTCGTGCATTAAACGATACCCCTAATTCCTTCGCCTTAACTTCCAGTTCCTCACGGCTTGGGCCAGAGACTTCATCAATCTCAACAGCCTTAGCCTTTGGCTTCTTATCTAGCTTGCTTGCAGCAGCTTCATAAGACGCAGACCATCCCTTGGCGATCAATGCGTCAAATGCTTCCTGATCCGCAGCGCCTCTGTAACCATAGGTCAACCCACGCTTCTTCTTGTGAGGCCCAGGGATGCGATAAAGAATGGTTGGGAAGTCTGTCACTTGGTTTTGCCCTTAATGTCCTTGGAGTGGACAAGCTTCTTAGAAGCCTTGCTATGCTCTTTGCCTGTGAACAAAGCAGTGCCCATCTTATGAGTGCCGCCTTTCCACTCTGTGCCATTAGGCAAGTAATGCTTTACGCCCTTCACTTGGTTTTGCTCTTGATTGGCTTGGCAGTCTTTGCCGATGCAACGAAGTCAGCCTTTGTCGGCGCACCTTTGCTACCAAGCTTCTTCATGCGCTCTGGTGTCTTGCCAGCAGCCTTCTGAGCCTTAATGCGATTCCGTTTCGCATTGATATTGGCATACAATCCCATCTTCATTTCTTTGCCTTCCGCTTAGGAGCCTTCGATGGCTTCCCTGCTTTCATTGCTGCATCGCGTGCTACATTGAGCGCAATGGCAATAGCTTGATTTTTAGGGCGACCAGCCTTTTCTTCCATCTTAATATTCTTGCCGATGGTTGCTCGACTAAAACCTTTTTTCAATGGCATTGGTTCGCTCCTTGAAGAAAGAGGGGGAAGCCAAAGCTCCCCCCATCCCTATTATACTTGGTTGAAAAGCAGGATACCTGCCATTTCAGGGTTCGTCATAACCACACCATACAGTGTGTCCAGCGTGTAAAGCGTCTGGAAGGTCAGTGGATCGAAACGCTTGGTCATGACCAATTCGATACCCTGATCCGTTGATGCACGAAGAACGTCAACGCCAGCGCCATCTGGAACAGCATAGCGGCCTGGGAGGAGTTCAATCGAATCCTTGCGCCAGAACGGGTTGATGTTCGAAGCCGCTACGTTCAAGAAGTTGATCGGGGCAGTTGCCGAGGTCGAGACTACTTCAACGTTCTGATACTGAAGTTCAGCATCAGTTGGAGCCGAGTTTGCACCGATGATTGGAGGGCTGATAACCATTGACGTACCGTTGACAACTTCAATGACGCGGAACGTCTTGAGTTCGCCAGTGGAACGCTTCGTGATGTGGTGAACAGCTTCAATACCATCAATCGTGAACGCATCACCCGCAACAGTGCCTGTCGTTGTCGAAACAGTAACAGTCTGATAGCGGTTGTCTACGTTCAGGATGCCCGAAACGCTATTCGTGGTTGCTTCAGGAACATAACGAACCTGTGCACCATTGGTAGCAATCGTAGGTGTTGCAGCGTTAGCAGCACAACGGTTAGCATAGTCAAGCTTGTAGGTTGAGAAGCTTGCGACTTCACCAACGAACGAACGCTCATATGCGTTAGCCGACTTCGTGCCAGTGAACGAGCGAGTCGCTACTGCCAAGTTACCAGCCATGCCGTTATAATCGCGGCTCGACAATGCGAGGTAGCGATCACCAGCCATAACACCCTGTTCGTTCATGATGCTGTCGCAAAGTGCAACATCGTCATAATCGCCAGCAGCGGTAGCTACGTCAACAACAAGCGTACCCTGAGCAGCAGCCAAATCCATAACGGAAAGGTTGATGTCCGAAGCAAGCTTCTGCTTTGCAGCATCGCCAAGACGGTTTTCTTGTAGTGCATCACGAAGTTCCAAAGCATTCATTTCCCACGCAGAGCAAGGGCTGAAGCCCAAGGTCGAAGGAACAGAAAGCTGGGTCATCGTCTGAACATTAGAAGCAATCGTCGTACCAACAGTACGAGTGAACGACTGAGCGATGTATGGTTGCGGACGCCACATGGTGTCACGAGCGCGTTCCATAGTTACGCCATTGGTGTTGTAGATGTTGACGTTCTTTGAAAGGATCAAAGCGTCATGGAAGCCTTCAAGAATATTCTCAAAGGCAACAATTTCTTCTTTTGAAAAAGCATTTGCCATTATATTAACTCCGAAAAATTAGGTTTTCTTATTACGACGCTTATACTCCATGACCTTTGATAAGTCTCCGGTCTTCAAAGCTTCAGCGCGTAAGCGTTCAAGTTGTGAATCAATGGAACCAGACACACGCCCACCGCTTGTGGTGATTGTACGTTCTGGCGAGGTTGTCGCCCTACGGTTAGTTACTTTCAACTGAGTCTCCAGTTTTGCTACCGCAAAGGCAAACTTTACGGGGTCGGTGATTGCTGCCAGTTCCTTAGCTCGCTTAGTGCTTTTGCCAATTGCGTAAATAAGCAAAGCAGGATTGTCAGAGCCTTGTAGAACTATCCCTTGTTGCGTTACGTCAAACGTATCTAAAGCCGTGGCTTCAGCTTCGTCATAGTCCCGCACCTTTAACGAGGCTTTCGCCTTCGCATAGGAATCAAGCTTGTCCTGCCATGCCTTAGACTCAGCATCTCGCTGCGCTACTGCCTTGGCTTCCACTGAATCGTATTCGCGTTTATGCTCATACCAATCAGCAAGCTTTTGTTCATACTCGTCGGAGTCATAGTCGCAACTTTCAAGCGTTGGCTTTGTTACTAATGCAACTGGTTTGGTCTCAGTTGCTGCCGTATTTAGCTTTGCTTCCAGTTCGCGTATCTTCCGCTCTTTTTCCCGATTTGATTTACGCAATTCACGCACCCAAGCAGGCGCACGAACTTCTTCATCTTGAGGTGGCGATTCCTCTCCGATAGATATTACGACTTCATCTTCGTCATCTTCTTCGTCATCATCAGCCTGGTCGATGGAATTGGTCTCATCTTCCGCTTGGTCATTGATGTCTGTGTCGATGTCTATTGTGTCGATGTTGTCGTTATCCAGTTCTGCCGTTTTCATGTTTTAACCCCATTAACTCACCCAAATTGTGTGGAGGGTGGAACCACATTCATTTGCGGCTGTATTGCAGCCCCAATCTTTTCAGCAGTCTCAATAGCGGACTTGCGTTCGTCTATATCGACGCTTGATAGCGTTTGAATTGTCTTAGCCTTCGTTTCTTCCGAACGCGCCAAGGTAAGTTCAGTGTCAGCCTGTGCCTTGATAGCCAGTGCCTGTGCCTTTGCAGCTTCAGCCAGCAGATAAGCAGTCTGTGGATCTTGCGGCACGTTAGCTTGTGCTTCCATCATCTGCTGCTGTTCTTCTTCCGTTGGCTTCAGGACGCCCATCTGGACTAGCTGCTTGCGGAAGTATTCCTTGATGTCGCCAATGCCTTCGCCTTCCATGTTCATGATAGCCATAGCTTGCAGAACCTGTTGGGTTGTTGGATCGGTGGTAACTTGCATCATGCCTGTAAGCGCACGGACTGTTGCGTCACGGCGACTGCTTGACGATGGGCCAACGTCTACGGCAACATCAAACAAGGCATCAGCCAGGTTGTTCTCGTAAATCAGTTCGCCCGTTTCTTCGTCGATCTGTGGCTTCATCAGTTCAATCGAACCGACTTCTTCCATAGTGCCGACAGTTTTCATCTTGCGCTTTTCTTCGACGTAGATGTCTTTCGACATTGATAGCCATATCTCACCACAGCGGCGCACAGCCTTAGCCATGTTGCTCATGTAGATGAACGTCTGCATATCAAGACGGGTCTGGATTAGCTCAACAGCTTTGCCGCTGATGCCACTGACCATCTTGTCGGCTTGCTGGGTGCTTCCCAGTATCTCAGCCATGTCCTGCTCAGTTAGCGCAAGTAATGCTGCCATTGCTGGCGGAATCTGTGCGGACTTAGTATAAGCAACTGGGCCAGCAGCAGTAGTCTCGCCGTTTGGCCCTGTGATTGGATTGATTAACAAATAAGGATAATTGCGAAGGTTATCCTCTGCCCACATGATCTGATGGCCTGAGACTTGCTCTGGCATTAAGATGGGCTTTTCAATCGACGAAAGCGCACTGATCTCACCTAGTTTGGATAGCTGCATGTTCTTGAGGCGCTGCGGGTCTTTGGCTAGGCGCACATGGCCCATGCAACGCTCGACGTTATCAACGAACCAACGCTTGCCATAGACAGGAACGATAGGAATGTTCTTGCCAGCAATGTAACCCATATCGTCAAGGATGCCGCCGCCGCTCATGATATACTTGCGGACGCGCTTACGCTTGGTACGCTTCTGGCGTACTTCTACAGTCCCAACAGCGGCTAGTGTTTCCTCTAGCGTTTCGTCTGCGTCGAAGTCTGCTTGCGTGTAGCGTTCTTCTTCGCCTTGAATCGTTAGGAAGATGCGGACTGTCTCACGCACTTCTTCAACGCGATAATACTCAGCGACAAACACAACGTCAGGCGTATCCCAATCAAACTCGTATTGATGAATTACCTTGGGCCATGTTGCTGGGTCATCATTCCATTCAGCTTTGTAAGCTTCGTAGGTCATTGAATACAGCACGAAGCAATACTTAGCGTCAGCCTTGTCCTGGCGCTTTGCATCAAGGTCAAAGAACACGGAGCTATCAGCGTCATAGATTGGTTCTATGCGGATGCGCTGGCGTTCGTCCTCATCGTTTTCTTCATCTTCATACGCAGTGCGTAAACGCCATGCGCCATAGCCACCGCCTACAGCTTCCTCGAAAGCGTTGTCGTATGCTTCTTCTGCGCCGCTGTCCCGTTCGTCTGCACGATAGAGACCGTTACACGTTTCGGTTAGCCTGTCGTTTGCTTCGCCATCTTTGCTTACAAAGTCCACAGCGATGCGGTTGTTACGATATTCGTTAATGATACGAATGACGCTAAGGTGAATCTTATTTACCTCAAAGCGTGGCTTGTTTTCGTATTGTTGACCTAGTGGCCCTTCCCACTGCGCTCCTGCTATGGAGTAGAAGCGTCGATCTTGTAAGCACTGCAAGCGTTCATCACGCACAGATGTTTGAACACGATCAAACTCCGTCATCGCCTGTTGGTGGATGTTCTGGAACCGTTGTTCTTTATTCAATCGAGCCATTTACCACCTACTCACAGTTGCCAAAGGTTGCACATCGAAAGTCTTTGCAGGGACTGCTCGACGTATGGCCTCGCACGCATAACGTAGCGCGTCTATAAGGTGATTATCACGATCTGCAAGGATTGGCAAGATTTGTCCTGTCAAGGGGTCAGTTTTATAACTATAGCACGTTAATTCGTCAATCGTGTGTTGGCAGCGAGGGTGGACAATGATGTCATATGACTTCAACCATTCAACGCCTTCCTCTACAGACTTCGGCCCTTTGACTGCTGCCATGATCTTTGGGAAGCCATGTTTACGCATATGACTAATGGTTTCAGGTCTGGCGCTGTCAGCAACGATGGGCCACTTTTCAGAGTCAGGCACAGTGAAGAATAGGTCTGGCGTGTCCATAATCTCACAGCCTACTCGATACGCTTCATGATCGACATAGATTGTGCGGCCAACAACATGGCAGCGGATTAGCACTGTCGGGTCAGATGCAAAGCCCCAGTCAGCGCCGAAGCGATGCGTTGCGTCATCTGGCGTTTCGAAGTCCTCTACCTTCCAGTTACGGAATACTCGCGCCTCACTGTTGGATGAATAGTTACCCAGCCAAACGTGCTTATATTTGTCAGGGTCTCTATCCCTGTCATATTCCATTTCGCCTTTAAGTACATCAGGGAACCAAGGATTGTCTCGATAGTTTACCTGTGCAACCACAGCGTCAGGCGGTGGGCTTGGGCCACGCAGCAGCATATCAATCGGGTCGCTGCTGTTCAGCGGGTTCCATGTAAACCATAGCTCACTGTCTGGCTTACGGATTGTCGGCCGCAATAAGTCTAACGAGCGCTGCGATAGCGTCTGCGATTCTTCCACCCAAGCGCAGTCATAACCTTCTAGCGACTTGATGGAATCGGCTGTGTGGTTCTGCATCCCCTGGAAGATGATTAGTCCATCGCCAAGCGCCGACTTTATTTGTGCTTCTTGAATCTCAAAGTAATCCTGAACGCCAAGCTGCTCAATCTTAAGCTCCAACAAACGCTTGACCGATTGCGATAGCGACTTCTGTATCTCACGAACGCAAACGGTTCTGCGCCGCTGATCCATAACGTGCGCTTCGATAACCATTTCTGCGAAGGCATGGCTCTTACCACTTCCCCGTCCACCATGAGCGCCCTTGTATCGACTAGGCTTTAGGAACGGCTTGAACCAGCGCGGGGTTTTAATCCTTAGCGTTGTCATCTGTCACTTCGCGTATGATGCGCGTAACCATGCTTCCAGTGATACTCAGCTTAGTTGGCTCGTTGAACCCGTGCATTACGTTTAGCTCTTTTACGGCCGCTGTCATGCCTGTTGAGGTCTTTGCATCCTGGGCAATCCGATACGCTTGTATCAACCCTTTGACAGACATTTCGCGTGTCCATAGTTGCTTCTCAACAACCATCGACTTCAATTCGTCAACTCTTGCCCTAATCTTGCCGTCATTCATCATGATGGAAGCCTTGGAATAAACAGTACTATCCTTCATTCCTTCAGCGTCATAAGCCATTCTGTAAGCGTCACCTTGGCCCATGCCATCAGCTATCGCCTGAGCGAATGCTTCCTGCTTTGCGGTTAACTTAACATCAGCCATCGAATGCCTCACCTGTATCTGCGTGAATGGCTTTCTTTCCAGTAAAGCCCTGCCAACGATTAATGATTAAATCCACATACAATGGGCTTAATTCCAAGCCGTATGCGTTTCTTCCATTCTTTTCCGCTGCCATCAGAGTTGAACCACTCCCCATGAACGGATCGAACACGACATCATCAGCATCAGTATACGCTTTTATAAAGAACTCTGGAAGCCCTACTGGATAAGCCGCTGGGTGTCCTAATGCTTCAGATTGAAAAGTCGGCAGTCTGTTACCAGGATAAGCCATTCCTGCTGCTACATCATTGCCATCAACAGCAGACACATGGCCTTGGCGTTGCGCGGCATTAGTGTTGCCAGCGCCTTTGCCCTTTGCTTTGGGAACGGCCTTTGATTCATGCTTCACTGCGTCTGGATTGAACTTCCATTCACCCTTGGTGAAATGATAGATTGGCTCAAATTGGTTCTTGAACCTTCTTGCAACCTGTTGAGGTATTCCAGCCCTCTCCCAGCAGAACTCATCTGCATAATTCCATTGCCATTTGCGCGCATGGGCCAACACCAAATCAAATACATACAGCTCGCGTTTTATGCCTTCAGCATTAGGCTTGATGTTGCAGAAATACGAACCATCATTTTCTAGGTTGGCATAGATGTTTGTTGCGATGTCTTCATACCAATCCACATACTCATCAACGCGAATAGGCTTAAACGATGACTCCTTATCATATTCCCGCTGTGACGCATACGGAGGTGATGTAACCACCAAGTTAATCATTTTCCCATCAAGAACCTTTGCGACATCGTTAAAGGATTTGCAATCTCCACACATCAACCTGTGATTGCCCAATATCCAGACATCACCAACAATGGTCTTTGCTGTTTTAGGCATCTCAGGAACAGTGTCTTCATCCGCTAATCTAATGGATGGCGATGTCTCCAGCAATCCATCCAGAAAATCGTCATCAAAGCCCAACAGTTCTAGGTTGAAGTTCTCCAGGTTAAGATCTTCAATCTCCGCCTTCAGCATACCCATGTCCCACCCTGCGTTCAGGGCAAGCTGGTTATCAGCTATCACTAAGGCGCGTTGCTGGGCCTTTGACAGATGGTCGAGGATAATTGCTGGCACTTCTTCAAGGCCAAGCTTTCTTGCTGCCAGTAGGCGTCCGTGTCCTGCAATAATCGTGTTATCGCCATCTATCAGGATTGGGTTAGTCCAGCCAAACTCTTTTATGCTGGCTGCGATCTGCGCCACCTGTGCATCGCTGTGCGTGCGGCTGTTGGCGGCATATGGGATTAAGTCTGCGACGGAGCGCGTTTCAATTTTAGGTGTCATCTCAGCTTCCAATAAGGTCTGGTGGAAGCCTTTTAGAATATCTTAATCGTCTTGTCTATTGCCCAAAAATTCATCCCTTCCACAATGATAGCCTTTTATCCAATCTTTGTGCATTTGTGACCTTTGCGATCTTGCAAGGAGTCCGCCTGTTAAACCTGATATGTATCCAGCTTCAAAATGATGACGGTCAACAGAATCAGCGTTTTCAACCACCAAGTCTAAGCGGATTTCGATCTCAATAAGCTTTGCGAGATAATGCTGGCATTTTTTTAAATCTTGCGTGCCATTCTTTTCACGATAGCGGGATAAATACTTTATGCAATTGCCTAGCAAATATCCTGAGAAAGCTTCTGGCGTCATCCATGCTTCCATAGCGTCCCAGGGCTGAACGTCCTTTGATGCGTAGTGGTCTCCGCCTACCTGATAGCTATTCGAATGTGTCATCATCATCTCCGAATGGATCGTAACCTTTCAGCATTGCATCGACTGCAACCATAATAGGCCCAGTGATGTTTATCTTGCCAGATTCCATCTTACGAATGGTTGTGCCGCCGTTGGCTGGTTTTAGGCGCAGTGCATCTGCCATTTCGTTTACGCTATAGCCCATGCGGTGACGGGCAAGCTTGAGCTTTTCAGGTGTCATGTCCCAGCCTTGCTCTTTTGTAAAGAATGGACGATTGTTGTGTGATCGCGGTTCATAATACGGCCTATTCCTGTGGTGGTGTGTCCCTTTTCACGCAGCATGACAATGCACTTGCGACGCACTGCTACCAATGGCTTGAACTTACGTGGGCCTAAAATGTCCTCCAGTGTGAAGCAGTGCGCTTTAGCAATGGCTTCAATTTCCAGCAGATTAGCTTGCCTTGGCGTCATGCCACGGCTGTCAACAAGCACTATTTCTTCTTCTTTGTCTTCCCAATCAAAATCGTTTTCAAACATCATGCGTCCTTTTGGAAAATTCCGTCAACCATCTTGCCCTTACGGTCTTTGATTTCCTGCCATGCGCCATCAATGCAATCTTCAATGTGCATTCCGTTCTGTGCTGCCATGATCGTCAGCACCACGAACATATCTCCGATGGCATCTGCAAACTCTATGTCGTTTTTTTTGCCGATAGCGTTAGCCAGCTCACCAGCTTCTTCTATCAGTTTTACGAATTGGCTTTTCAGGTCGCTGCCTTCGATCAGGTTGCGGTCTTGCGCCCACTGGCGAATTAAATCTGCGTAAATCATTTTATATCTCCTTAGCCTTCTAATAATTGATATGAGCGCATTTCGTCATAGCGATAGTCTGCTTCATCGTCGCTGCGGTCGAACTCTGTTTGCCATATCAGCTCTTGCAATGTGCCAGCGGGGTCTTCGTCATAATCGACTATGACTGTCAGCAGTTCAATCTCCTGAGTGTCGCTAATGCCGAAAGCCTTGCCGTTAAAAGCCATAGCATAGCGTGATGCTACCCATGCGGCCTTCTGGCGCTTATGCTCTGCGTTGTAAGCGTTTAGTGCGTCGATAGCGTCTTGCGCTAGTTGTGTGAGGTTCTTGCTCATGCGTCTTGCTCCACAAAATCAGGGCATAGCAATGCCTGTGTGACAATGGCGGCAGCGCAATCTTCTGCGCTTGCGTAGCGTTCTGTAAATTCGCGGCCCAGCGCATCAGCGCAAGCATCCAGAAGTATGTTGCTTGTGATAATGTATTGGCGGGGATCAGCGCACGTTTCAAACTGGCCAGCGCGAATCTGCTTTGTTAAAAGCCCGTCTATGCGTTCGAATTGATATAGGGTGATGCTCATTGGGAATCCTTCAAAATGCTGATTCCTGTCACAATCATTGTGGCCAAGACTGTAGACGCTAACCACACAAAAATTGCGGTTTCCCAACCTATCGCTATTACCAAGTGTCCAGTAATCAACAAAAATGGTATTGCGATTAATAAAATTCCGAATGATATTTTCATAATCAGTCTCCTTATTGGCGGGATAATTCCCTTGCTGATGCCCCCTTATAAAAAGAGCTATTTATTCTGTAAAGCGTTTTTTTCATTTAATTACGCTTTTTGTCGTTTTGCGTGTTCAATCGCAGCAAGCGCCCAGGCTTCGGGTGCGCCTTTGTATCGCCCCTTAGCCCAGTTCTTGCGTATATCATCCAGTGATATGCTTCCGAGGTCATATTTTATCAGGTCGCACATCAATCTGGTTGCCGCACTGCCGTTAGCCTTGACCAATTTGAAGGTTGCTCCGCAGTTCTGCTAATTCTTCAGCCGTGACGTATTCTTTGGGTGGCACATAATCCCTGTGGTGCAACATCAGTAAATATTCGGCTCGCATCAATTTGCGTCTACGCGCCATGCCTTCTTCCTGCACAACGGAATCGATCTCAGCAGGGGTTGGCATAAACTTGCAAGTCCGCAGCAATTTAAGAAACGCACCGCGCAAATCGACCAGTGGATAGATTCGCAATGTCATCCAGTATAATTCCAGACGCTCCGATTCTTCCTCTTGGCTGCGCTTTTGGCTGGCAGTGGCTAGTGCAAGCTTCGCAATCATGACTTCGACCTGTTCACGCTCTGGCATTGGTGGGCGCGGCGCATCCACATACTGTTGCAATGTCTCAGCAGACTTAGGCCCAATCGTCGGCAAATCGCTCCCCATCAGCAGATCGTTTAGCTTGGCTGGCAAGGACGGCTCTGACCATTGGGTTAGTTGGCTCTGTTGCGTGTTGACGATTTGTTGTTCCATTCTTCTGTTCCTTAATTTCGTAAAGGTCTAGCCAGTTGTTCATTGTGCTGCGATCCAGAACCTCGGTTATGTTTTGGCCTTTAGCCTCAAATGCTACCAGCTTGTCGATAGCCTGATTGTATGCGCGATCCGTCAAAGGCTTCTTGCGCTGATTACGCATATCTACCCAGCCCTGCCAAGCATCAACAGGAATGCACTCTGGCAGCTCCCGTCTTATATACTTGGTGGTTAATTGATGTATCTTTGATGTATTGGGTGCATCTGGTGCACGGGTCTCATGCATTTCATGCACGGGTGTCATGTCTTTAGTGCACGGGTGCATTTCATGCATGGGTATCTGAATCCAATACCTATTGCCCTTGCCGATCACTTCTTCGCGTCGAATAAACTTCATTTCTTCCAGCGATCTTATCGCCAGTTGAACAGCCCGTTTTTTCAATGATGATTTTTTTGCGACGCGCTCAATCGATGGCCAGCATAAACCTTCGTCGTTTGCCCAATCTGCTAAGGATAGCAGGACAAGCTTTTGTGTGGATGAAAGGTCTCCCCTCTCCCATACTGCTGTCATTAATTTGATGCTCATGACATAAAGCCTTCAATTGGCTCGGCAGGGAGGCGCTTAAAATCTCCGCACCAGTCTTCAGGATCGACTTTAGGCCAAACAGCAAGTCCTGTTTCAATATCTCTATATGGAGAACGTTTTCTACACACCCAGTCATAAAAACGACAGTTTACGCAAATCCTTTCGATCTGCGTATCAATAGAAACACCTTGTTTTATAGGCGTAGAAATAGTAAGTGTTTTGCGTTTCATGCGAAGCTCCTTTCGCGTGTGGGGCTGGATCGAGCGTTCTTCACTTCGCTCTCCAGCCCCTTCTTATAACTAAAAACATCAATAAGTAAAACATAATTTTGGCGACTGATTGACCAGCCATACGTCATCAGCGTATCTTGCGCGGATTGGTACTCCTTACCGACGGACTGGGTGGCTTCGGTCACCCTTTTTTCATTTAGACTCACGAAGCTGGTGGTAAGGGAATAGCGCAATGAAGACAGCGCGGCGCAAAGGCCAATCCCTGACAACGACTCCCTTCACATCTTCGGTGATTGTGATACCGTTTTCGACATATTCAAAGTCTGATTTGTAACCAACGCGGCGACCATTGCCGTGCTTTAGCTGCCTGCCGTTGATGACGAACCAGTATTGCGGGTGAATCACTAGGTCACTGATAGCTCCAGCCGCTTGCAGATCGTGAAGCTCATTGCACCTGATAGCCTCCCGCTTGCTATCATGGGTGTGGCCAGCCCTGCACTGCGACTTGACGGCGCGATATTTGCCGAAGCGTCTCATGAGGCGGTTTTTTGCTCGACCAATCGGTTTAGTGCTTCATTAGCCAATAGCCATGCACCAAGCGTCGGCTCATTGCGTTTGCTTTTCCAGTTGGACAGGGTGACGCGTGTCAGTCCAGCTTCGTTCGCTATCTGATAAGCCCTGATCTTGTGCGTCCTGGCAAGGTCATAAAACTCTGCAATCGCTTGGTCTACATTTGTCATTTTAAACTTTCTTTCGATTGATAATAAAAAACGCTTTTAATCTTTGGTGAATTGATTACAAGGGGTTTGGCAAATAAAAGGAGATACCACAATGCCAGTTCATAAAAAGATTAACGAAGCGCGGATTGCCTTTCACGCATTGCCGCTCAAAAAGTCCGGCCATAACACGTTTGCTGGATACAAATATTTCGAGCTTTCCGACTTTGTGATTCCAGCCCTTCGCATCTTTAACGATGTCGGATTGTGCGCGATCATCAGCTTTTCTGAAACCACAGCATCGATGCACATCGTTGATGTTGAGGATGGTAGCCAAGTTATCATTCACAGCCCAATGGGTTCAGCTAATCTCAAAGGCTGCCACGAGATTCAGAACATCGGCGCTTGTGAGACCTATTCCACCCGCTACCTTTGGACAGCAGCCCTTTGCATTGTCGAGCATGACGCATTGGACGCTACCACAGGCAAGAGCGAACCAGCTCCACGCATCAAGTTTATCAGCGACGAACAGTTTGCTGAATTGCAAGCCTTGGTAGATGCAACCAAGACTGACTTGGCTTTGCTCTGCAAGCATTACAAAATCACCGCACTCAAGGAATTGCAGGAAACCCGCTTCGATGCGGTTAAGGCTGCATTAGAAAAGAAGCTGGCATGACAGACGCAGCTATTATCCAGAGGTCAGCCGAATGGTATGCAGCACGTTGCGGGAGCCTTGGCGCTTCCCAACTGGCAGACGCACTAGCCAAGACCAAATCAGGTTGGGGAGCGTCACGCGCTAACCTTCGCGCCACGCTTGTAGTCGAACGGCTCACAGGCCAGCAGGAAGAGGGCTTTGTTCGCAGTGCAGCTATGCAGTGGGGAATTGACAAGGAAGAAGAAGCGCGTATCGCCTACAGCTTCATTACGGGCCACGATGTCACTGAGGTAGGGCTGTATAAGCACCCGACCATTATTGGCTCTCACGCCAGCCCTGACGGGCTTGTGGGCGATGATGGCTGCCTAGAAATAAAATGTCCCAACAGCAGCACACACATAGAAGTGCTCAAAACGAATCAAATTGCACACAAATATCTGCTCCAAATGCAATGGCAGATGGCTTGCGCTGATAGGCAATGGTGCGATTTCGTGAGCTTCGATCCGCGGATGCCAGACCATCTTATGCTTTACATCCAGCGAGTGCAGCGCGACAACGATATGCTGGCTATCTTGGAATCAGAGGTTGCCGCATTTCTTGTAGAAGTCGATGAAGACGTAAAAGCGTTATCAAAACTAGGAGACCAATCATGACACAGAACGACAGAATTTTAGACCACTTGAAAACCGTTGGAACAATCCGCCCAATGACAGCATGGAACGACCTTGGCATCTATCGCCTTGCCTCGCGGATTAACGATCTGCGAAAGGCTGGGCATAAGATCAACACCAAGAAGATTGAAGTGGTCAATCGCTGGGGTGAATCCACCTATATCGCTGAGTATAGCCTGGAACTTGAAGATGCTGCCTAATCGCATCGCCAAGAAGCCAAAGCGAACTGCACGGTGGCGCTCACAGGGACATTTGAACTTCATTCGTTCGTTCCATTGTTCCATCAAGGGATGTGAGCAGATGCCTATCGAATGCGCTCATGTTCGTAATGGTAGCGGTGCAGGGATGGGACAAAAGCCAGACGATTGGAGAGTAGTCCCATTATGCCGCGAACATCACACCCAGCAGCATACAGTCGGTGAGCAGACCTTTTGGAAAGGTGTTGACATTGAGGCTTTGATTGAAGCGTTTTGCAAAGCCAGTCCAAAGGCGCGTGAGATCAAAGAGGCTCAAGACAAGTGACGCAAACAGTCTGGCTTCGTGGTGAATATCAAAGGAGATTGGCTCACCAGTTAATCGACAAGGCTCCACAGGATGCAGTAGTTAAGATCAGCGCAGCCAAGCGCAGTGACGATCAGAACTCAAAGATGTGGGCCATGCTGTCAGACATTAGTCGGGCTGCACCAGAGGATAGGCATCACATACCAGAAGTTTGGAAGTGCATATTTATGGCAGCATTAGGGCATGAAGTGATGTTCACAATGGGCCTAAACGACCAGCCTTTCCCAGTAGGCTTTAAGACATCAAAGCTAACTAAGGCTCAGATGTCAGATTTAATCGAGTTTGTGTATGCGTATGGGGCGCAACATAACGTACAATGGAGTGAAGAACATGAGTGAACCAAATAGCGACCAACTGCGCCTTTTGATTGAGCGTATCGAACGCTTGAACGAAGAAAAAAAAGGCATCAGCGATGATATTCGTGATGTCTTTAATGAAGCAAAAGCTATGGGTTATGATACTAAAATCATGCGTCCTGTCATTCGCCTACGGGCAATGAAAGACCATGACCGCGCAGAATATCAAGCTATTCTCGACACATACATGACCGCTTTAGGACTATAGGAGAATATTTATGCAGTTAATTACAATTTCAGGCAATGTCGGCAAGGATGCTGAGTTGCGCGACACCCGCGACAGCAAGGTTCTGAGCTTCAACGTTGGCGTTAAGAACGGATTCGGAAAGGATGCTGGCAGCGTTTGGTATCGGTGCAGCTTGTGGGGCAAGGCAGCAGAAGCGTTTGCTGGCAGTCTGAAGAAAGGCACTAAGGTCTTTATCTCTGGCGACCTGACGCATGATGAATACGAAGGTAAGCCACAGTTTAACGTGCGCGTCGGTAGCATCGACACTGCGCCTCGATCTGAAGCTGGTGCAAGCCAAGTAAGTAATTCACATAGTCAGAACCAGCATACTACGTATGATGATGATCTAGACGATTCAGTTCCATTCTAAGGATGCAGCCATGTCAATTAAAACTCGCAACGAACTGCCGACACGATCCAGAAACATTCTTCCACCTTCTGATTATCTAGAGGCTAAGAACACTGCGATCCATGAAAGGATTGCTGAAAGTAGCCGACAGCTACTAAAGGCACAGCTTCAAGCTGGTCAGCATGTGCTTACGAAGGAATCATTTGTCGGCATAGCTAAGAAATATGGCTGGCAATACGCGCTTCTACAACATTCCTGGCTGTAAGAGATGGCGGGTGGCAATACGCTTCCCGCCATTATTTTTGTTTGTGATGAAAAAAGTTGTTTACATATGATAAATGGCTTTTTATAAGAGGGCATCAGCAAGGGAATAATCCCGCCATTAAGGAGACTGATTATGTTTAAGATTCAAATCCGCAGCAACGGCAACATGATTGACTACAGCGAACAGCGGTTTAGCACCCGCAAGGATGCTCAGAAAGTTCTCTGTCAAGATTACGTTGCCAAGAAGATTTGGGCAGATATGCGGGTGGTAGCAGCATGAGCGCGAACATTAACGAACTAGCCCAAGCTGCGATTGACGCGCTGACTGCTATCAATGCCATCCACAAGGATTGGATTGAGCAATTAAAGCTCAAGAGCGGCCACGGCCAATATATCAGCAACCGCCCAGAGATTGCAGAACATCTGCACATGGAGTTGCTTGAGGTCATTACCGACTTTGATTGCGATCCAATGGGAACGCTTGCAGAGTTCGAGCTGCACGTTCTTGACGAGCCAGACGATTATGATGGCGGACGTTTTGATTATTTAACTTCAAGGGGGGTAAAATGACTAAATTATCAAAGACTCAATTCTGGCTGACCGTAATATGGTTAACAGTAATGATAACAATGTTTGCAACGGAGAGGACATTCTAAAATGACATTGATCGAACTTAGAAACATCGTCGCGGATCATGTTCAAATGATGCACGGCAATCCAGAATTTATCCGCCAAATCAGAGATGGTGAGCAGGATGATGGCCCATTCATAACAGGCGCTTTAGCAGTATGGGCAAAGTTTATGGAAGGCTTGCAGCCAGCGCCAGAGGTGCTTGCAGATGATTAGTCCCGCACAAGCAGCGCCGCTGCGTATGAGACACCGTGTATCGTCGGATGATGCTTGGCCATTACGAGGCATAGATGGAAAAACATTTGCTGAACGATTTGCTAAAAAGAAAAAGGATCAGCGCAAATGAAGCTGTTCATACTGTTTACCTTTATCATAGGCGCAGCTTATATATGTGGGCAGGATAACGGGAACCATCCTCGCCAGAGATAAGTTCACTTTTCTAACAACAATATCCCGCAAACTGGCTTATGGCTTTCGTTTGCGGGATATGCACATCAAACAAAATTAAGCTACTTCTAGCATTTCGGTGGTAATCATTACCCGCCCTACAGCCCCATATTTTTTATGATACGTTATAGCCCATGCCGCCCTATCTGCTATCCAGCCGCCACGGGCGGCATAAGCGTCCCTTGCAGCAAGAGTTGGATGCTGGACTACTGTAACCCCATTGTATTCTTTTTCGTCCCTGTGGTGGCGGTGTCCGCAATGTATCTCACGGCGAGTAGTCCTGCCCCATTCTTGTGGAAACTGTGCTGCAAATAAAAGCGGTAAGCTTTCATTCTTCACCTTGTGACCATGATGAACGCCAAGCATAGTAGCGCCCCATTCAAAAACGTAAAATGGCAAAACGCTATCACTGACAGTAATGCGGTGTTCTTCTTCGTAATGCACCGCAAACAGGTCTGACAGCCAGCCAGCACTTTCTTCGTCGTGATTGCCTTCTGCAATAATTAAATGCACTTCTTGGTGGCGCTCTAATGACATTGCTACCAATGAACGAATAACGCGAATAGCTGACTTGCGAAGTTTAGGAAAACGAGTGTCAGCATCTAAAACATGGCGAGACACTGGAGTCACGGGTATCTTGCCATCTGTGTGGAGAAAGTCTCCTTGGATGTTCAACACTGCCGTGTGAGCCTTTGGGCTTTGGTTTATCATTTGCGCTAAAGCAGCAACAATAGTTTTTTCTGCAATAGACACATTCCAATCACTGCCACCCTCCTTATGCCACGCCAGCATTCCAAGATGGTAGTCAGTGAACGTGTAGAGGTTGCATAGATGCTCCTCACAGCCCTGTGGGGCAACGATAGGGCTTGCTGGGTCTATTTGATCCTTAAAGCCTTCAACAGCCTCCTGCAGGGCTTCCACGAGCGCCTCATGCGTCAATGATGCCTTTACCCATTGACCAGATGGTTTGCCTTCAGAGTTATAGTAGGTGGACACGCCTTTTGTGACGTAGCCGTTTGGCACGGGTCGAGTGAAATCATGCTCTGGTGCATACCCCTGCAACGCCGCCTTCTTCTTAACTGCGACATGGGCATCACTGGCTGCACCATGATTAATGCCTAACGCGATTGATGCAGCCTTAGCACTGCCATATAGGTTTATTGCCTCAAGCAATTCACGTTGACGGGGCGTGGCGTATGCAAACAAGCCCTCGTCTATTTTTAGGGAAGCAACCATTATTTGCCTTTCGGACAATCAGCCTCGCATAAGCAAATAAATACGCCATTGTGCAGCTCGACTTCCGCTACCGTTTCAGGAGTGTCTTGCTTTGCGTCATAGGTAATGGGCTTCGCAATAGCACAATAGCTATTTACGGGAACGGTCGAAACGGTCGCGCAGCCGTTCAGTGCGCTCAGGATCAGGGACGATAATAGCAGCTTCGCCAAGTTCGATTTGCCGATTAATCTCATCGTTCGCTTCCTTGATAGTTTCCTGACGCCCCTGCTGCTTCCAACGATGCTCTGCCCAAGCTCCAAAGATCTTGTCCAGAACACTCAGCAAGAGCGTCAGAAACTTCATTACTCTGCGGACTCTACTACTGACTGCTTGCTTATTACTGACCATACAGCAACGCCGATGGTTGCTATTGCACCAGCCAATGCTTCAGCCGTTGCACCGTCAATAAGACCTTTTCCTGCCAGATAGCCAAAGCCAGCCGCAGCAAGTGTACGAACGATTCCAAATAATTGTTCTTTATTCATGTTACTTTCCTTTCGGATAAAAAGCCCAAGGTAATTCCCAATGTGGGCCATCCTTGAACGCACGCCAATCACCGCCCCATTGAAGCGGAACTTTCTCATCTGCCGAAGCAGCTTTTACAATCTTAGCTAGACGATGGTAAAGTGGCCAATCCCAGGACACCTTGCCATCAATAAGCGGAGCAAGATCGACTGCGTGTCCAGTAAGGTGCCGAGACTTCATTGTCCTCGATGCGCCCTCTGCAACCAATTTACGCTGCCGTTCAAGAGTGCGAAGACCTTCAAGCACAGTAAAGTCTAAGTCAGATATTGCCGCTGCTTGCTTTACAACGCGCACTAGATCAGGATGGACACCCTCAAGCCGTGAAAGGCTGCGTTGACCAAGAATTATACTCATGGAGTACCTTTGAGTAAGATGCTTAACAAGATGCCAATTAGCAGCATAATGATAGTGCCACAAGCCGTGATGCCAATACTCTCTAGGCGCTTCATCCTGGCGCAGATGCTTTCGTATCTAAAAGCGCAGACTTCTTCATGGGTGTTGAGTTGAGCCTGTGTTCTGTCAATCGTGTTCATGTTGTCTCACTCATTTTTGCAGTATAGCAATCGTGTTACATTAAACGCCGAGATTACCCGCAGCGATGAATGTATTAGCAACAGGCGCTATAAGCGAGATGACAGCGTATTGGCCCATTGTGCTGAACAGCGACGAGTAAGACACTAAGGTCTGTCCACCAGCAGCAACAGTAACCTTGCCAGCGCCACCCTGAATGATGGTGACGTTAAACCCTGCACCCAAGCTGGCAGCACAAGTGATCGTCACCGCAGAAGCAGATGTGCAGTATATGATCTTGCCGTTGTCCGCTGCAGACAAAGTGCGTGAGGTTGTAGCAACAGTTACGATTACGCCTGTCAGCATCTGTTGCACCGTGACCTTCTTGGTCGTTGCGCTCTGAACTGCGGGAAGTTCTTCTGTCAGGGCAAGCGGAGTGGTGACCGCTGTTAACTGAGAGATTTTTTGGTCGGCCATCATTTATTCCTTTATTCGTTGCTTACTAGCAATATTACTTAGAAAATGCCTGAACTTCTGCATTGGTAATGCGTTGCGGCCAATAAGATATTTTCCGAACGTGCCCGTTGATGTTTCTGGTAGCGGTTGCTCCATCGCCTATATGTAGAACATCCATAGCTGCTGGGTTAGCACCAGAAACGTCTGTTTGTGCTGAAGCACCATTAACAGACAAAGCAAAATTATTAACTGCATAACCAAAACATTCGGTGGCTACGGTGTTAGCGGTAATCTGAACTCCAGTTTGGATGGATACTGTATCAACGCCAGATGCGCGGCCTATAAGCTGTTCTCCAAAGCTGCTATTTCCGCTGAGAATAAAAAAGTCAGTCACGGCGGTATTTGTGACACGCAACGTTCTTGGTTGTCCGCCGCTAAAGGATGCTGAAATTGCCGAAATTCTGTCAAAGGAAACGGCAAACGCACCGGCAGATTGATTATACCAACTACTAAAGTTTGTCCCAGTCATGCTCACAACGTCAGCGTTGCGTGTCACGGCAAGTGTAGTTGTGGGGATGTAGCTAGTGGAAAATGATCCTGCTTCTAGTTGAGCGCCATAAACTCCGAGTGTTCCTGTTCCAGCAGCATTGTCTGGGAATATGGACGCTCCTAGTGGTACACTAGCCCCAGCACCAGCAGTTCCGACACCTGTAATGCGATACCAACCATTACCCGCGTCAACAAATGACCATGTTCCGGTAAGACCACCCAAAACAGGAACGCTTCCGCTCCATGTCAGCGCGGTCATTTGAATAAAGTTAGTGCCGTTGAGATTATCTCGAACCAAAATACGAGAACTAGTTGCAGTGCCTTTTTTGACAAAGATTGAAAATGCGTATGTTGTCGCGCCAGGGGCTAAAAGTGCCTGTCTCCGCATAGAACCTGTTCCGCCCGTTGAGGCGGTCAGCGTTGCGCCGCTTGTTCCGCCATCTGGAGAAACAAGATTAACAGCTACAGTTGCGTTATTTGGTGCGCCGTCATCCCACACAGCATTTGCAAAATCATTTGACCGCAGAATCCGATTTTGACGGCTTTCTTCAATCAGCAGCCCCTTACAAGCTAACGTAGAAGGATTGTAATCAAACCTTGGTAAATTAGCATTAACAACAGCTATGAATCCAGCGCTATTTACGGCGGTTGCTGTGTCTAAAGCGCGAGTTATGGTCACCCTGCTATCGAGCGATGCAGTGGTAAAATCTAGCGCCATGCGTGGAAGAACACGCTCAGTTGCCGTTGGAGAATATGCAGGAGTAATCATTTATACCCCCGTCACACGGAACCAAGCGGCCCATGTGGTAGCGTCAATGGCTTTGCGGAAATAAAAATCGTCTAAAGCGGTTCCACTATAATCAGGATAGAAAAACTGGATTGTAGCAGCTTCAGAATTACTAGATGGTCGGCGCGTTTCCACCATGCCAGTATCGTTACCAGTTACAACCGCATCGTTTTGAAAGCGCGTTTGAGAAACGCCATAAGGGTATGTATTAGGTGCGTCCACAATAGGTTTAAGGTTGAATGTAGAACCCGCGAAGTTGTTTTGGAGCGCCCGAAAATTATGTGTCTCTGTGTTGGGGTGGTAGTTGTTATTCCATATGTTAGTCGCAACAACCTGTGTCCCCTGCACAACAACAATCTCATTCGAGATTGATCCTAAAAACTGATTTCCAATAATCGAAATTTCTTGGATAGTGTTGCCCACCAAACCAAGTGACATGTGCGACTGAGTCGCCCCGCGTAGAGTATTGTTGCGGAAATTAAGCGTCGTAATGTTGTTGCTTACAAGCACAGGAACCGTCACGTTAGAGACCAACATATTACCGACAATGTCGATCTCTTTAGATGTTCTTCCAGCAGTAGTGTTGTCGCCAATCAAAATACGACCGTAGCCTGATGTAGAGGCAAACGTAGAGTTGTCCACGATGGAAAGCCCATACACAGAACCACCAGGGTGGAACAAAATATGTTCGCAGTCTGTGATGGTGTTATCGGCTATGATGACCGCGTTAGGGACTGTGCCTAGCGTGTTGCTGCAATACAGACTGACAGCATTGTTGGTGGCAAATGTATTTCCAATTACAATGATGTTTGCCCAGTTTGCGTTAGCAATGTTATCAACAGAGATGGCGACGTGACCGCGATTTCCGCCGCAGTTGCTGAATTTGTTACCGCTGATGGTGACGTTTTTGATAATACCAAATGCATCATCTGGCTCAAGACAAACGCAACCAGGCATATCATTACGTGACCAGTTGCGGAACACGTTACCTTCAATGGTGGCACGGTCAACGTCGATGAAGCTTATAGCGTTACGGCCACCAGTTGCGCCAGAAAGCACGCCATCAAACACACAATCACGGATCACAACATCGAAGTTATGTCGTTCTGTCCCACCGCCTGCGCCGGAACCAATCAAAACCGCATCTGAACGTGGGCCTTCAAAGAAGCATTTTTCGATAACAACACGACGCACACCGTTCATACGCAATAAATGGCCGTATGTTTCATTATGGCCAAGCGTAGCAACATCCCCAAGGAATTTGAGGTTACTGAATTTTACATCGTCAATAAACGCTGAAGAACTGCCGCTGTCAAAATTGATGCAGCTACTTGCAGGGTTATAGGAAAACCGCTTAATGATGCTCTTTTCGCCATCGCCGTAGACGTTATAGCCAGTGCCGCTAGTTATTAGGCAACCAGACGAGTTTCCAGCGTCAACGCAATATGTGCCTTCAGGAACATAGACGTTTGATGCAGCAGTCATGGCTGCAAGAAATGCTACAGTATCGTCCGTCACACCATCGCCAACAGCCCCAAAGTCCTTGACCGAGACAGTCTGAGATAGTTTATCCTGCACCGTATATCCGCTTGTAACCGCGCCAGTAAATGGCGGATCATACTCTATACTAGCAGCGCCAACACCAAGCCCAGTGCCTTCTGGGAAACTATAGACAAACAAGTTTTTGCTATCATTGACGGTGATTGAGAAGTCATTTGCATCAACGTAAAGCTGCGTTGGAGTGCCATTACGATAAACGTAACCATTGCTTGTCTTGAGCGGCTGTGACGCAGTTATGGTCAACGCATCGTCATAATAGACTTGAAGCGGGTTCGTCACAGGATCGAGGTTAGCAACACCAATATAGATATTGCCATTATCTAGAGGCTGTCCATCACGGTCATAAAAGACGGGATATGGAACTTGAATAGAGAGAGCTGCCATTAGAACTTAATCCCTTGCGTCTTTGGGCTTATAGCTGAAATTATGTTACTGCGAAAGGTCATTGTGGCATTTCTACAGTTGGTGATTCTTCCTCAGATTTCACGGCAGAAAGTGTTGCAACTATTGGTGCAAACTTCTCGTTAATCTTTCCTATAATTACCCGCTCTTGTTCGCTTCCAGCTTTAGTTTTATCTAGTGCAGCAAAAAGAGTTCGGATAGGTTTGCTTTCATATAGGCGAGCACCTGCGGTAAAGGCAGCCGCAAGACCTGTTCCTACGCCTCCAGTTGTAAGAGTGTCTGCACCTATGCCAAATAATCCCGCCATTATCGGAATATAATTTTCCTGACCGCTTTGCGTCATAATTGGAGCTTGGCCACCTCTGCGAGTAGCATTCAATGCCCGAACTAATCCCTTTAGGTCTTTTTGTTGGGAATCAGAGAAAAACACCCCAATTTGGTTTGCTTGCTTTTCTACCTGCGAAACAAATTTTTCAGGGCTAACAGAGCCTGTTCCCATTTTTTCAGCAATGCGATTAACGACAGCCATTCGAGCCAAAGACTGTCCTTCTGGCGTCAATGCTCTGTAAAAAGCAGCAACATCACTTTTCTTGCCACTGAAAAGCATGGCTTCAATAGTTTGCGGATCTGCTTCACCGCGCTGCAAAATAGCTTTAAGAGACTTGCGCTTGGCTTCTTCTAAGCCCGCACTTAATCGCGCATTTGCAACACGCCACTTAGTGTAATCCTGCTTACCGCCATTCTGTAAAATGAATTGACCGATGTCTTCATTTAATGGCCCATAAACGTTTCTAACAGCCCTTTGCACAAGGTTAGATGCGCCAATGGACAAATTGGCATCATTAAAGGCATTACCTAACTCATCACTTCGGAACGATTCCATTTGGTAAATGTCTCTATCATCAACTAACTTTTGACGTAACTCCTGCAATTTCGCAACAGCTTCATCTCCAGCAGTCGTTCTTCGACTGGATAGTATTGCAATTTGCTCATCAATTTTTTGCAAAGCGTTAGTTGGGGGAACAGCGCCAGCCGTTGATACGTTGGAGAAAACTTCTTTTTTGCTAGTGGAATATTTATCCAGTGTATCAGCATTTTTGCGAACGGCATCCGCAACTAATCTTTCGGAAGCATCTTTTGGAATTGCACCAGAATTTTCAACAAGAAAATCTCTTACGGCATCTTCACGCGCCTGTTGTTGGGTGGCACGGAGTCCTCCGGTTCCAACAATAGGAATGCGTTCAGCAAGCCTTTGCGCTCCTGCTCCAATGAATCTAGTTGGCTGTCGAGACGGAAGGTCTGACGTCATAATTGGAATATTTGCTTGCTTGCCAGCCTCAACAATTTCACGGCCAGTAGGCTGCGCTATCAATGCTTCCATTGCAGATGTTGTCGGAGCTGTTGCAGTTGTAGGGACAGACGTAGGCCGTGGGCGAACAATGGCAGCAGGAGTAACACCACCAGCTATACCCGCAATCGTTTGAGCAACTGGGCCACCGCCTTGCTGACGAACTACTTCAGATGCTGCTGCGCCTGTTCCACCGCCAATGATTTGCTGCGTTGGTAATTCCGTCAATGTGGCAGCTATCTGTCTACCAGCTTGAGGCAAGGTTCGAGCAGCTAGAGATGCACCGCCAAGACCAGTCATTGCAGCGCCAAGCCCACGATTGATTGCGCTTGCCAAAGGATCACCCCTTGGTGCGCCAGTTGCCTCGCGGAATGTTTCCCCAAGATTTGTCGAAAGATTTGTCCCAAGTACCGCATTAACGGCAGCATTTGCTGGATTGCCGACAATACCAAGCACATCACCAGCAGTTTGAGCTATATCACCGCCTGCTGCATACAATGATTCACCAATAGATGTCTCACCTGGCTGAATCTGCTGAGTCCCAATTGTAGGCGGCGACAGAACTTGTGCGCCTACTCCACCAGAATTGCGAAACTCAATTGCCTGCTGCAAATCAGTTGGATTTAAGGTTATTTGCAAATTTGCGGCTAAAGCCATTAAATCTTCTAATGAAGCATTCGCATCAAAAGCTTGTTGAAGCTGTCCAATTCTATTGTCACCGCCGGTTGCTGGCTCTGCGCCTGTTGCCGCACCAGCATCAGCTGGAACTTCTTGTGGCAAAATACGAAAATCAACATCACCAACAGTTGCCTCAACTTCTGCTGGATTATAGCCAGCGGCAATATAGCGATTGTAACGACGCTCCGTTGCCTTCTTGATAATATCAAGCCGCTTTTGAAGGTTCTCTTTTATTATTTGTGGGTCAGTGTAAGGCGCAATGGTAGTGGCTAGATAAGCTGCTTTTTCGCCATCAGTAAGCGTTGAACCGAAAAGCTTATTACGGATAATGTTGTCAGTGCTATTAAAATCAGCCCACCAATTCCTTTGGCCTGGGGTTGCCATGCCAAAATCTAACCCAGCACCCTGCAAAGCACTTTCGGCCCCAGTAAGAAAACTGCCAGCAAAATCGTCTTGGAATCCGCCTAACGCACGAGTTAATGCCTCTACTTGACCTACATCTTCTGTAAGTTTATTTGCTGCACCTTCAGGAAAAGTCTTTGCTGCCTTTTCTGGAGCTTCAAGGCGGCTTAACTTACCAGTTGTAGTGCTGCGCTGATAAACAGCAGTAGGGTCTAGCCTTTCAGCCGCCGCTTCCTCTGGAGTCAATGTTACAAATTTTTCTTCAGGCTTTTCTGGCTTTTCAGGTTCTTTAGGAATAAGAACGCCTTGCGAAGGAGATGTATCCTGCACAGTGTCACCTGTCTTAAATCGTGCAAAGGGATTTTCAGCCATAATTAATCACCATATCTTTCACGAGAACGACTTACGTCAGGGGCCTTACCCCAGCCAGGGAAGGTTATGTGTAATGCACCTTTGTTACTAGCAGCAACGCGAGTACCTGGGTATGTTCGCTTCACCAATGCAATCGCTTCAGACATTTTCATTCCTTTTGGCGGGAAAAAGTCTAATCCGTCACCCGCTTGGTGCGATCCCGTCTTTGTTGTTGTTAAACCCTGCGCCCTTAATGCATCTTGATGCTTCTGCGTTCTGAATCCACTGGTAGGACGGAACCCAATCTTTCCAAGATCACCAATCGGGTTTATGTCACTGCCCTTGAAAGTTACCAGACGGCTTCCCCGTCTGACCTCCTTTTAATTTTAAGTATTCCGCTGCTTTTCCCGCGCCAAAAATAGCATCAAAATCAGCTGCAGTCCCTTGGCCAGTAAGCAACATTTCTATTGCCTCTACTGGAGCAATTGCTGCTGGCGCTGGCGCATTTTCGCCATAACGCTTAAAATATTCGGAACGAGGCCCGACAAACTTTCCTCCACTTGGCGTGGCAATTTCGACAAGAGGATCAGCTTGATTAACTGCAAATGCCTCAGCAAGAGCAATGCCGCGAGGACTTTTAGGGTTAATGTCAGCTGCCACCAGGCTTTTCTGAAATGAAGTTAATTCACTACCTTTAAATAATGCTTCATATAAATCTTTGTTGCTTCCAGCCAACTGAATCCCAAGCGTCATACTAACGGCATCAGGATTTTTATCAAATACTTGAAGCATTGCATTTGCTGCCTTAGCTTCTTTTTCTTTACCAACAGTATTGGCATAGCCATCTGCTTGTGCTTGCAGCCGCGCACGAGCCAAATCTATATTCCCACTTTTAGTTAGACCTATTACTTGTGACCGAAATTCGTTGTCAGCAGCTTTCTGCGCTTCATTCAATACGGATTCACTTGCCGTTATTTGTTCCCTTAGTGCGGGAAAGTCACGGAAAACCCTAGCAATGTTTTCTGGTGACCTATCAGTAGCAACAGACTGCAATGCTATTTTTGCTTTTTCATTGTTTACGTCTTCCGCCTTGCTTGCTGCGATTGAATTTCCAAACTTATAGGCTTGCTCAAAAGCAATCATAGGATTTGGTAAGGTATAGTCGTATGGTTGTGCCATTAGAAAAGCTTCCCAAATGCTGCTTGGCCTTCTTTACTAACGCCAAAGCCAGTGAGTGTATTCAGAGATTGATTGAAAGCACCCGCTTGACCTAATGCAGAAGCTGCCCTTGCTTGCCCTGCATTGGTATATGCGTTGCCGATATTACTTGCAGCAGTCATGCTATTGGCTCCAACGCCAGCCGCCGATGCTTGACCAACCTTGGTTAGATCGCCCAAGCGACTGTATTGCTGCTCAAGAAACTGATTTAACAACGCTGGACGGAACTGAGCTAATGCGCCCTGTACGTTACCGCCGCGAAGCCCACCAGTTGCAGAAGCGTTCGCTAGGATTGCGTTCTCACCCTGTTGAGCCATAGATTGAAAGAAAGGGCTTTGCTCTTGCTGCGATACATAAGCTTGCTGTGCCTCTGGCCCTGATAGCCCCAACGCTGCCATCTGTGCTTGCAGTGCTGGTGTGCCAGCGGAAACATATGGATTAAGCAGAGTCCGCATTTCTTCACGAGCTGCACGCTGTTCAGCCGCAGCAGCATCAGCCGCCTGCACTTGCGCCTTGCCAGCCTTACTTGCTGCGCTCATAGAAACAGCGCCGCCAATCACTGCGCTTCCAATAACTGCTGCTGCTACTGCACTCATATCAATAACCCCCTATCGTCACGATTAAAGCCTGACGATAATCTACTGTAATTTCTTCGCCGTTGCTGCCGCCCTTGCATCCTGAGATGTCGCGCATTGCAACAACATATATATCACCATTTTCCATACGGAACATCATCGCATTTGGATTCTTTGAATGATTAGTATAACGCCCTGCTGGTGTGCGTAGTCCGCCCATCAATGCTGGCGCAATTACTTCAAATTGTGGAATGTTACCAGACGCAAACAATCCCTTGCCTTCGATCTGGCTATCACCCAACGCAACCTTATACTCGCCATGCGGAAACGGAATCTGGTCATATTGTAATTCAGATATTTCCCGCACTGTCTCAGCGTCAAAACCAAACTGCTCAATCGCTGCGTAAAAGTCAGCAATATCCTCAGAATGGTCAAAGCTTAACAGCATCTGGTTAAATTTCTTTGATTCCTGCCATGACTCGCTTTTGTCTAGAAACATTTCATCAAGCGTATCAACATCGCGTTCATCAGTTGCAAAGACGTTCTGCCATATCACATCTTCGTGGATGTAGGCTATCTTGCGGCCAGGAGGTGCAATGAACGACTGTGGAGCAACTAGCTCTGTCTTTGTGCCATCATCGTTTAAGATAGTCAGGCGTCCAGATAGCATATTGTTGAAATGAGTGGTCTTGTGATGATGGCCTACTATATAGGAATCTGCTGGCATACGAACTTCACGGATATAAATACCTGGCGCAAAGCGATGCGTGATAGGGCAATCAGCTTGCGGTAAATCAAGAAGTGCCGACTCTAGACGCTGAACATCAGACTCGTTAAAAGCCTTTGTGAAAGGCTCAATAAGAGTGCTTTCGACTGTCTCAATGTCTTTTGTGCGGCATATTGCAGTCACAGCATAACCTTTACGAAATGAGCCACAGGCTGCTCTTTAAGGCTCTGTGGCAAAACCATATCACAATTAATCTTCAAATTCAAAGTCTCTTTCTTCTTGTGCTTGACAAGCGCGAAGATCATGACAGATGAACTCAAACTTATGGCAGTAGCCACGGAATCCAGCGTCAACATCCCACTCGTTAAATGGAATCTTTTCCATCTTGGCTTGGGTCATTGTTGAGTTATCATAATACTCGCAGTTAGAACATCTGCGCCGACGAGCCTCAGCTTCATCGACTTGCATAGCCACACCTAGTGCTACCCAGTATTCAGGATTAGCGCCACGCTCGTTGCTGGGGTTCTCTGGGCCAAGCATCCAATCGTCAATGACGATCTTGGTGTTCTTCTTATTCTCAGCGGTGGTGATGAATGGTTCGCTTTCGCGCATACCCGCGAAGCCTTCAATCATAATCATTGGCTTTTTCATTACGATATTTCCCGTCCAGATGCGCGGATGTTGATTGCTGATGCAGTGCCAGCAATGGTTGAAATAAATCCGCCTGTAATAATTACCTGACCGACTAACTCAGGAAACGTATAGGTTTCCGATGGTTGAAGCGTCTTGGTCTTGACGATTAGGTTGTCATTTCCTGCGCTGCCAGATGCCGCCACCAGGTTTACGCTAATCGTCGCAGCCGTTGCGGTGTAATTCGTAGCAGTAAACTTGTCGATGATAGCAGTAACGTTTGTCGCAGTATATTGCGCTGTCTGCGTATTCTCAGCAGTCTTTGCTGGAATCAGAACTTTAGTTGAAACAGCCATATCAAGTCTCCATAGAACTTATATTGTCAGTCACAGTTAAGATGATTGACGGAACGGAAGGATGTACGGCAGATGCCGGATCAGCCAATAAAATAACAGATATATCGTCAACTTCCCACATTAATTCAATGTAGTCGCCAGAGTTTAATTCAATGATATAATTCCACCCTACAACTAATTCAGCGTTATTACCCTGTATGCGTATTTGTCCAGAGCTGTCAGGAACGTTAACACCGTTCTTGCGTAACCATATCCATACCAATCCAACACCTCCAGCAGTCTTATCTACTTGAGCCGAAAACTGTACATTGTAAACATTGGGTCGATCTATATAAATGCGCGAAGTCGGACTACCTCTAGTCACACCAAATGATAAATCTGTTGTGTTAAAAGTCATTGGATACGCCGTGTTAATAACGGCTGCTGTCTGCGTTGTCGTATCGTAGAAAGAACCGTAGCGAGGTGTGCGATGCTGCTTAGGTGGTGGCATCTGCTGAAGCGCCGTTATCTGCTCTTGCAGTGCTGCAATTTGTTCTTGTGATGCCGCTGGTGGCCCTCTGTCTAAAGAGTCCAGAAGCCTTTGAATGCTGTCATTTGCTTCATTCGCACTGGCATTAGCGGTGCCAGCCTCAATATTAATCTCATCCAGAGTAACGCTGGAGATTGTATCAACGGTAGCAAATAGATTTTCGAATTGCTTAATCTGCTCGAAGTCCTGAAGGAACGAGGCAAACTGATCTCGTGTCAGACTTAATTTTCTTGGAGTTACAGCCATCAGTAAGCCAACGGCTCTATTGCCGCCTCTAGCCTAGCAAACGACATATGGGCGTCTGATGTGCCTTGGAAGCGTTGAACGCGCCAGTTACGCATCCATCCTTGGTGGAACCATACAAGCCGCTTTGCACGCTCTCCCGTCTTACCCGCCTTGATAAACTTCTGCTGGCTCCAGTTCTGCCCATCAGTCGAGTAGCTGGTGTTAATGGTTGGGTCTAAGCCGAACGCAACCGAGCCTGTTAGAGAAACCAGTTCAAGGTTCTGCAATATCGCGCCGCGACCATCATTGTATATAATGGTCGTGCCAAACTCCCAACGCACCTTTTCTCCCCAATGCGTTGATATATCCTTTACTAGATACCCAATGTCATTGCTGGTAGGGTCGCCTAGCAACCACTTGTCATAGCACCACACGAAGTTACGAGCGCGATATACGGCAAAGTCAACAAGGCTGCTTGTCAACGTGAACCACACAGGCTGGCCTAGTTCTTGCGATGCCGCTGCGTCAAATACAATCGTGCGATCTGGAAGATGGATATATAGAAGCTCGTGCGCTCTATCGTTCCGTGCCTCTAGCTTTACAGTCGCTAACTGCGCTTCAGTGAATGTAGCCAGCAGTTCGTCAATCTCTTGCGTGCTGACCTTATTTGCGGTTGCGTTTGCGGCAAGATAAATAGATGGCGCTTCGTTAAAGCCACTACCAAGGAATGCGATGTTCTCAAGGAATACGCAGCAAGCGTGTGTGCCGACCACGCCCTTTTCGACTTGAGCGCCTTCGATACGTTGAAACGGGAATAGGTCTCCACCACGGTTGTCAAACACTTCTATGGTGTGACGGTTGAGCGCATAGACTTCATTGCGTAGCTTTAACAGGGCAACCACTGGATCAGGGTCAGCTTCTGACGAACCATATTTCAGTGGGTTTACTGCGAACGGATTGTTAAGTTCTGTAACCACTAGAAACTCACCATCAGTGGTCATCCAGTAGCCATCCACCCACACTGTATCAAGAACTATGCCAAGATCAGGGTCGGTGTTCTGAGCGAGAACTCCTGTTGCTATATCCCACAGGAATAGATTGTTGTTCGACGCAATGCCGATATATTCAAAGCTATAGTCTAGCGTAACGTAATTGCCATCATTGCCGACATCGCCTAAGATCGTCACAGCGCCATTACTGGCAACTGATACGAACTTAGAACCCATGACGCGATAGCATACGTTATTATAGTTTATGCCACCACGATCAATGCCAGGGCCAGTGCCGTTGCCAACAATGCCTTCAGCGGGTCGTAAGAATCCATTACTGATTCCATTCGTTTTTGGCACAGGAACAAAGTTCACAGGATAGGACGTTCTAAAGTCTGGCCCGTTGTCTGTAAATATGCCACTCAAGATTGGAATCTGCGTCATGGATATACTCTATTAAAGCAGAATGTAGCCGCCATCTTCAAGAAGCAGGAAGTCGCCATTCTCTTGAAGAAGCGCACCAGGAACGGGGCCACCGCCTGTGTTAAAGTAACGCAGACGAGTCCGAAGGCGCGTCAGCAGAAACATTAGAAGCCCTCTCCAGGAAGAATGTGGAGCGAACCACCGCCAGCAGGGGCAATGTATGCGATCCGATCATAATCCAAGAACTTGCTAATGCTTACCTGACCGTTTGGCGGAACCAGATAGTCAGCACTCGTTGCAGCTAGGCCAGCGCCCGTGCCGATGCGAACAAAACACTCAACCGAATTACGGCTGGTGATGCACAGAGATGTCACGTTCTTACCAAGAACGGAGTTCGCACTAGCAACGCCAGGAGTTACAGAAATACCTTGTCCGTAAGCTGGTGCAAATGTTCTAATATCATCCATAATTTAATTCCTTTACCACTTAACTTTGTCGGCCCAGAATGCCGCGCTCATTTTACCTTTAGCTATATTCTTTGCGTGCCTAGACTTAAACGATGCGCGGCGCTTCTTATCGGATTCGCTTTCGCCTTTGCTGGCGGGTGAACCCATTACGCCTTGCTGCCCGAAGCGGATTGTCTTAACCTTATCACCTTCTTTAGCTACAACAACGTGCGACTTCTTCGGATGCGATGGTGTGCGCTTGGGCTTATTATACCCAGCGACACCAGCACGAGTAAGGCGCAAATCCTTTTTCACTGAGGCGTCTTACTTCTTTTTCTTCTTTGCTTTGGTCATCATCATTGACTTGCCAGATTTAGCAGGGGCTTTCTTTGCCATTGCCATACCCTTTTCGCCGTAGCTATAACCTTTTCCACCGCTCATTTTCATTTCAATTCTCCATCAACTAAGTTTGATTTATCCCACTCTCCACACAGTGCCATCGCTGTATACGGGAACAAAGTTAGCACCCGCGCCAGCAACAGTAGCAGCAAATGTCGTGGTGCTTCCATCAGTAATAAAAGCCCGTGCGCCAGTGTTACCAACAGGGTTGATAAGCTGGGCAAAGGTTGATGGCGTTGTCTGAACCGAATTACAAACAACAGCGTCAAAGTTTTCCTCAACATATTCAATAAGGGTTGTGACAGAGCAACGACGAGCATCGCCTTGGTTGGTTACGAATAATGGTAACTGATCTCCGCCAGAGACCTGTGTTACGGTTGGTAGCTGATTAATGGTAGGCATGGTTTAACTCCAATCAAGGGGGCCATCAGGCCCAGCATTTACAGAAT